TCCCAGTTTGTTAGTGTTTCTAAAACACAAATCTGGAAGATTTTTAATTAAATTGATGATTTACTTTTGCCAAAATCTGCTGGTTTACTTTTGCCAAATTTTGAGGGTGCAAAGTTGCTACTTACATTTACCGAGGATGCTAAGGAAATGAAGCAGGGCGATAAGTTTATGGAAGTAACCCTTCCTTTTATCGCATTGCGGGTTCAAAATCAATCGTAAAGGAAAAAAATACACAATGGAAGACAAAAAGTATATAGGGCAGGTAGAGCCTGAACAAATCGAAGCCTGGAAAAAGAAATACGGCAAGGTATCGGCGATAATCGTTGACGGGCATATTGGTTATGTGCGGAAGCCGGACAGGAATACCCTTGCTTACGCTGCTACCTTAGCAAATAACAATCCATTAAAAAGCAACGAAATGCTACTTAATGGATGCTGGTTAGGTGGGGCAGAGCTCATAAAGACTGACGATGATCTTTTTTTGGGTGCTGTGGCAAAACTTGGGGATTTGGTTACTGTTAAAGAGGCCGAGCTCGTAAATTTATAAATAACGTTTCCGGTGAGCCTGATAAGAACTGGATTGGGTACATCAACACAATGATGCGCTACTACCTGAATGTTGAACCGGAAACGTTGAGTGATGAAGATTGGGCAATGACATACAGGCAACTTGCCGACATCAGGCAAAAAGAAAGCAGGGGGAGTTAATCATTTTGGAATGGGCTAAACCATGAAAACAGGCTGATGTCCCGCTGCTTTTCGCCTTTAAAAAGCCTTTTAACCATTAAAAAGGCTTCGTGCAAAAGTGTTAGGGCAACGAAAAAAAACAGGGCAGCAAGCAGGAAAACAAAGAATGTTACAATTATTTTCATAGCGCAAATATAATAAAATAAATGGCCGACGCAAGTGTAAACTATATTATAAACGTTTCAGGAAATGCCACTGCTACATTGCAAAATGTTGCAGGCAGAGCCAGCGCGGCGACCGTGAAAATCGGGGGGCTCCGCTCTTCGTTATCCCGGATGGGTGAGAGTTTGTTTGCGCTCAATCAGATCAGCGATGCTTTTGGTCGCATTTCTGCAGCTATCGACCAAGCTATTCAGCCAGGAATAGAATACGATTCACAACTTACCGAACTTTCTGCTATTGCAGGAGTTACAGGCGATAATCTTAAAAAAATAGGGGGGTATGCTCGTGAAAATGCTAAATTATTTGGGGGTAGCGCAGGAAAATCAGTAGAAAGTTACAAGCTCTTACTTTCTCAACTTGGCTCTACCATAGCGGAAACGCCACGACATCGTTAAGGCCGTGTCTTACAAATATCGTGTATTGCGGGCTTATGTAAGATATTATTTGAAATACACCCCCGAAACCCTGCAGCGGATGAGCATGCAGCAACTGGCAGAAGCCTTTAACGATGTGCTGTATGTGCGGGCAAGGAGAAGCCGGTTTGAACCGGAGGATTAAAGCTGTTTGAGGATGTAATAAACGGCCATTGCGCCAAGCCAGGTAATTACAAAGCCAAACATGACAATGTAAAAGGCCGTGCCATCGAAGCTGCCAAAAAAAAGCGATACAACAAGGGCGATAATCCAGTAAGTGATTGTTAAGACTTTCATAGTGCAAAAATAATAAAATGAGCGATACTTCTGTAAGATATGTATTTGAGATTGTGGATAAGGCCGGTGTGCCTTTGCGCAATATCAGCACTACGCTCGACAAGATAGACCGTAAGCGGGTAAAAGACCCCCTGCGCGACATCCCCAAAAGCCTGGCAAAGCTACGCGGCGATTTATCCAGGTACAAAAGCCTGCAGGAATCCTCCTTTCGCACCGACCACATCCGTAAATACAACAAGCTGATTGATGCTACCAAATCGAAGATTGACCGCCTCGAAAAATCCACAGCATCATGCAAAAGCAAAACCGAAGGCCTGTTTAGCAAGCTCGGGATAAGCAAAGGAATGGTTACTGGTGGGGCTATATTGATGATTGGAAGACAGATAGCTAAGGCTGGCATGGAGGCCGTTAAAGCCTCGGCACAGTTTGAAAGCTATGGCGTAACCTTAAAGACCATGCTGGGCTCTGCGGGTGCCGCCCGTGAGCGCATGACCGAATATGCTGATATTGCCAAGTCAACCCCTTTTGAGCTGCGACAGGTAGTAGAGGGCGGCAACCAACTGCAGGCTATTGGCCGCTACAGCCGCGAAAACCTGACCATGCTTGGCGACCTTGCCGCAGCCAGTGGCAAGCCTATCGAACAGGTTATGGGTGCTTACGCAAAGCTGGCCACCGGCCAGAAGGGCGAAGGGGTGAATATGTTTCGAGACCTGCTAATCTCGACCGATGATTGGGCAGAGGCTACCGGGAAGGGCCTTAAAGCAAATAATGAGCTGGCGGCCTCAACCGAAGAGATGATAAAGGCTTTGCCCAAAATCCTGGGCAAAAAGGGCTTTTTCGGCATGATGGAGCAGCAGGCCAAAACCACCCAGGGGCGCATGTCGAACCTGGCCGACAGCGTGGATATGCTAAAGGTTGCTGTTGGCGACCGGCTGAAACCCGCTTACGACAGCTTTTTGACGAGTAGCACCAACCTGGTAGAGAGCATGACTAAAATGGTGGAAGTGCCGGTGAGCGAGAAAATAGCCCGCGAAAAGGCCGAGCTAAACGCACTTGTAGGTGTAATTACAAGTGCCAATATTGGTGAGGAGCAAAGGATGAACATGCTTAGGCAACTACAGCAGGAGTACCCGGAGTTTTTGGGCAATATCGACCTGGAGACGGTAAAAAATGATGAGCTGCTTACCAAGCTAGAAGAGGTGAACGGTGCTTATGAAGAAAAGATAAGGTTGGCGTCCATAAAGAGCATAAAAGATGAGGGGCAGCAGGAACTGGAAGAAAAGAAGGCTGAAAGGGACAGGTTGATGCTTTTGAAACAATCCTTTGGAAGTTATAAGGATTTAGAATCATTTTTTGGTAAAGAAAATTATGAAAATGCCAGGTCTAAGGCAGGTGGACAAGGTATGTCGTTTAACGACTATCTGGAGATGACAGCAGTAAGCAAGGAAATAAAATACCTTGAAACGCAAGATTCAGAAATATTAGACTGGCTGGTGAAGTATAGAGAATATCAAGGCGTTAGAAGTCAGGTAAAGGACAGTGGAGGATTTTACGAGGCACAGAACAACCTGGAGAAAAAAATAAACAAAGTTTCGAGCGAAATCAACATCCAGCAGGCCTTTGTTTCAGCTACGGATCGCAAACAAAAGGAGCAGGAGTGGAACGTTACGCTCACCGCTGCCAAAGGCATCGATACCAAGGATAAGAGCACCTTCGATAAGCTCTTTGGTAAGGATGAGCTGGCTAAGGAGTTTACAAGCCTCCGCGAGAGTGCCATCAAAGAATTTGGCAGCCTAAAGCCCGAAGACTGGGACAGGATGTCGGGCTTTATTGCGGGCAACTTTAAGTATAGAAAGCAAACAGTTGATACAGATCAAAATCCTACAGGCACACCAACGTTAGACGGACTTGAGCAAGCCACCAACACCATCACTGGCGGAGGCCGCCAGGTCAAGAACATTACCATCAACCTGGAGAGCCTGATCGGTGAAAACAACAACATCTTCCGACCCGGCGAGGGTGTGGAAGATGGCGACGACTTTATGCAAAAGCTCACCAGGGCTTTGCAGCTTGTATTGAACGACGTAAACTACGCTGTGTAATGGCAATACTAACATTTCATATACCGCACAATCTGGATGCCCGCGAGGTGGCCTACAACGCCCTGCGGGGTGCTGCAGGCTGGGTGTCGGCAAATGTGGTTCAGGGGCTGCGGTCGGCTAAGTATGTTGCCGGTATGTACCTGCCACCCGAGGTATTGAGCTTAGAGGAAATGCTGCAGGTAGTGCCTGCCAAAACGCCTTATGTACAGGACGACCGCAATACCATCAGCTTTAAACTAGGGCAGATAACCGCTACCTTGTCGGGAGCTACTATTGACATCAGCCGCAAAAACACCATCGTAAGCACCGCACTGGCAGGGCGGCGTGGAACGGTAAAGGAGTTTATAAAAGCAGAAGACTACAGCATCACTATCAACGGGCAGCTTATCAACACCTACTTGGGCAAGCCAACAGCCTATCCGGTTGATCAGTTGCGCACGCTTATCAGCCTTTTTCAGGCCGAAGATATTATTGAGGTATCATCGGCCTACCTTAATTTTTTTGATGTGTCGAAGGTTGTGCTTGACAGTTTTACTATTAAACAGGACACAAAGTATGTAAACGTACAGCCATTTACATTTAAGCTATTAAGCGATGATGATGTGGATTTATTTAAAATAGAGGAGGACTAATCGATGCCGGGAAAGCTATCAACATACCGGATTTTGAAATCAGGAAACCTGTCAACAAACTTCACGGTGAAGTCGGGGAAGCGGTCAACCATTTGCCATTCTCCGCAGCGGTCGGGGAAACGGTCAACCGTGTCCACACGCAGGTCTTCAAACCTGTCGACAATCTCAACCTCGAAGTCGGCAAACCTATCGACCACCTGCACTTTACCGTACAATGGAATTGTATTGCACTTACAGTCGGCTGTAACGGGGCTGTCGGACTGGATAAAGCAGGCAGCGGCAATGATTAATATGACAAATATGAATTTCATGTTTTTTGACTTGCTCAACAACAGCAAAATTAAGTAAAAAAATGAAACGACCGGTAGCCGACATACGTATTAGCACAGCACAGGGCAAGGTAATTAGCTTTAGCCAGGCAAACTCGTGTAAAGTTGTGTCGAGTTTGTTTAGCCTCACCGATACCTGCACCATCACGCTGGGTCGCAAGCGTAAATGGAAGGATGAGAACGTTACCGACCTTACCGAGATAATAAAGCGCGGCGATGCCATCGAGGTAAAGCTCGGCTATGGCGATGCTATTGAAACGGTGTTTAAAGGCTATTTAACTGCCGTAAAAACAGGCACACCCGTTACCATAGTGTGCGAGAATGAAGCCTGGAAGCTAAAGCAGATGCCTATTGCTAACAAGGATTACGAAAGCCTGGCCATGGCCGATTTTGTAAGCGAATTTCTAAGCAGCTACAAGGTGGTGAGTGCGGATGTAAATTTTGGCGAGGTACGCATAAACGGCGAAAACACCGTGGCCGGCGTACTGGATTACTTTATGAAAAACTACCCTGTGCGCTTCTTTTTTCGCGGTGATACCTTTTATGCCACGCTGGCACACACCCTGCTGATGCAGGACGGGGCCATAGAAACCCATAAGTTTAAGTGGGGCAGGAATGTAGTTAAAGATAATTTGAAATACACCCTGGCCGAGGATGTGAAGGTGCAGATAGTGTGCAAGGTGATATTGCAGGACAACACCAAGCTGGAATGGAAAGAACCCCAGGATGCTACCGATGCAGGCATAAGAACATTTCTGGTACCGGGGGCAAAGAATTTGGATGACCTCAAGAAGTATGCCCAGGACATGCTGAAAACCTTCAAGGTTGACCAAATGGAAGGCACATTTACGGCCTTCGCAGAGCCTTCGGTAAAGAAGGGCGACATCGTGCATTACTACGAGTTTCAATTCCTTGATGGTGCGATTAAAAGTGTTCGTATCATCATTCAATGCATAATCAAATTCAATGTTTCAATTCCTTGATGGTGCGATTAAAAGACAGCGCATGTAGCGAAGCGGATCGTAAATTTACCGTTTCAATTCCTTGATGGTGCGATTAAAAGCATAACGCGCCCCAACGTAAAGGTAAACTTTCGGAGGTTTCAATTCCTTGATGGTGCAATTAAAAGTGCGATGAAAAAGTACACAGATCGTCGATTGGATGAGTTTCAATTCCTTGTGTAAGTAGCAACTTTGCACCCTCAAAATTTGGCAAAAGTAAACCAGCAGATTTTGGCAAAAGTAAACCAGCAGATTTTGGCAAAAGTAAATCATCAATTTAATTAAAAATCTTCCAGATTTGTGTTTTAGAAACACTAACAAACTGGGAGCAATGATAACAAAGAAAAAAAGGATTTA